GTTGGTATTGGCGGAGCTCCTGGCGTATTCTTTGATATAAACAAACCAACAGCAGTAGGTAATAACCCATTCAGCACTGGTAACATTATTATGAGACTTGGTGATGATGGAACTCCAGATTTATCAATTCGTACAGACGCATCCGGTAACATTTATCTTGTAAACGATAATGGCGGAGACTATATCTGGTATGATAGTGGTGCATCTGGCAAATTCGCAATTCTAAATTCAGGTGATGTAATTGCAAATGGAGACTCTGTAACAAGAGCAACTTCTGACGGATCGCCAAATTACCTTGCGAGTTTGGCAGCTAATAAATTCCACGTTAATGGTGGTGTAGCATTAAACGGAAAATCAGATGCATTAAGCATTTATGCTAATGATACTGGTAATACAACTATTAATGAAGCAACATTCCTTGCAGTAAATGAACTAGGATTCTCTGCAGGTGGTGGTTTCTACATGGACGACGTTAATACCGTTAAAGTTCGTGGAAACAAAAACATCTATACAACCGGCGATATGTACGCAGCTCGCTTCTATGATTCAGGTAATGATTCATATTATGTTGATCCTGCTGGCACGTCAACTATGAATCGTATTGATATCGATGATTATATTCGACATAACGCAGATAACAATACATACTTTGGTTTCAGTGCAAACGATACATACGTTGTAAATACAAATGGAACAAACAAGCTCAGCATCGATACAGATTCTGCTGACTTTAGTGTAAATGTATATGCACCTCGCTATTATGACAGCGACAGCACGAGCTATTACTTAGATCCAGGCGCAGACTCGCAGTTGAACACAGTTGATATCGATGACTATATCCGTCATAGAGGTAATACGAATACGTACCTTGGATTCCCAGGCAATAACATTATAAAAGCATTTGTTGCTGGTAATGAGGTAATGAACCTCGATGGCAACTCGGCAGACTTTGCTCAAAACGTTTATGCGCCTGCTTACTACGATAGTAACGATACTTTCTACTATACGAACCCAGCAGTATTCTCAAGAATGAACGGAATTACTTTTGGTAATCCGGGCAACGGTACAAATACTAAAGGTCGTTGGTTATCTATCGAAGGTAATACAGGTACAGACGGTGAAGGGTCTGCTCGTATCTTCTTTGCAGAACATAACTCGACTACTGCTTCAATGGATCGCTATGGCATGTCTCTTGCATACATGGGTGGTTCTGCTAGTGTAACATCTGCCAGCGGACAGCCCGTAACTCTAAACGGCCTATCAAACGGCACATGGGGATTGATTGGACACGACAACAGTGTCAACGGCAACTGGGCAATGCGTGGTCCTAGAAGTGGCGGCCACGTAGAAGCTCGTGGTGACTTTAGAGCGCCAAGATTCTACGACTCAAATAATACTAGTTATTACGGTGATTTTGCATCTACTTCTATTATGAATGTCGTAAGAGCAAATCAATTCCAAGTTGACGGCTCTACATATATTATTGACTCGCCAAGTGGTGACTATGGCTCAATTAGAGTTCAAGGCCAAAAAGGTGGCTGGGGTGGATATGCAATCTATGATGATTGGGTATTCATGGCTAATGGCTCTAGCAATATGGGTCTCTATAATGATACACGTAATGAATGGTCGCTATACGCTCAAGATAATAACTTTACTCGCTTGTATGCAAACGGTGTGCATCAGATTGGTGCTGAAAATGGTTATGGTTATGCACCAAATAGTATGCGTTCACCTATATTCTATGATTACAACGATACAACCTACTTTGGTAATTTTGCAGATCGTTCTAAGCTTAAAACTCTTGAGCTTGGTAATCAGGGTAACTTAACTGGATCGACAACGTATCCTCTCGGCATTTGGCATAATAGCAGATACTTAATCGGTATGCGTTATAGCGGGGCCGATGCTAACTATCCTTGGCTTGCTCACGATAATAAAGACGGTATTTCAGCATTTATCTTACACTTTAATGGTATTGGCGATAAGTTTTGGGTTAAAGAAGACGGTAACGCTAACCTTGAAGGTGAGATGACTGCCGAGAGCTTTAACATTGGTACTGGTAACGAACCATTCCCACTATTAAAATCTTATGGTGCTGGTACATCAGAACAGAAACTATTCGATGGTAACTTATATTGGGAAAAACGAGCAATCAAATCTCTGCAAGGTGCTGAAGACAACGCAACTAGTAATACATCAGAATATGTTAAATCAACGAACGCGCCAGGATCGAGTTCATATGTTTTAAGAACATCTGGCTATCGTACTTTCTATTCTGATTATATCGAAGTAGAGCCAGGTGAAGAAATTTACGGTGAAATGTGGGTACGTTATGTATCTGGTTCAGGCGGCTTGTTCTACTATGGTGTTGAAAGATTTGACAAAGATAAAAGACCAATCGCTGGTAACACAGGTACGACATATTTTGTGGCAGGCGGTTCTAATTTAACGAGTACTTCTTGGACTAAATATTCGGGCTTTACAACTATTCCAACAACCCACACTGTTTATTCCGGCTCAGACGGAGCAGCCTGTAGATATGTAAGAATTCGTATCTTAATGAACTACAACAGTGGTGGTGCATTAAGAGAATTTACAGCTCCAATCTTGACAAGATCAAATGTTCAGCAGCGTATTCGTACAGATCAGGCTATATACTCGCCGATCTATTATGATTCAAATGATGTCAACTACTATCTAGATCCAGCATCAACATCTAAACTGAGTACAGTTGATGCAAGCAACTTCAGAGATCGCGATAATACTGCTCGCTTTATGAATCCAAACTCTGGCGGTAATGTTCAAGGTTCTTGGAATTGGAATAATGGTTCTATTATAAACCTAAACAACTTGACGTTTAACGATCCTGGCGTTAACGAAGGTATTAAGTGGGAAGGTGGTAATCTATGGCAGATTTATGAATCGCCAGATAACCAAACAAACGCAGGCGGTAATCTACAATTTACTTCAGGGTCTGGTAACGGTACTCGCCGTATGTGGCTGAACACAAGTGGCGATCTTTATGCTGAACGTTACATGCGAGCTCAGCGTTTCTATGACACAAATGATGCAAACTACTACGCAGACCCAGCGAGTACATCTGTATTCAATAAATTACATGTCGGTGCGGGTACAAACACTAGCTTTAGTGACGGCGGTGACCCAGATATTTCAACAAGAACTATTTTTGCAACCTCTAAAGTTGTTACTCCAAGAATTGTATTCTTAAATGACGGCAGCGGAGACGATAACTATATTCAGCACTCAGACACCAACAGCGCTTATACGGTGACTGGTCGTCAAATGGGCGCTTGGTTTACGTTCCACGGCGATAAAATTGATCCTGATAGTACAAACTCTGCGGGTATTGTTGCGTCAGGTCTTCGCACAAGATATGTTGAAGCAAGAAATGAAATCAGAACACCAATTGTGTATGATAATGATGACACGAATTATTATACAAATCCGGCAGGCACATCTCAAATGTCTGTTATATCGAGTCTTAGTCGTATTGAGTTTAACTCAGGTTGGGATATTTACGATGACGACGCTGACACGTTAAGTATTCGTTCAAATAACTCTGATCACGGCGAGGTTATCTTCCGTGATTCTAACTCTACAAACTGTGGACGTATTTACTTCGATGACGATAATCACTGGGGCTTAAAATCTCCAGATAATGAATGGCAATTGTACATGGAGCGTAATGCTCGCGTATACATTTATTATAATGGCACATGGGAAGAAAGAACAGCATCAGGATATATGGAGGCTCGTGGTTCTTACCGTGCACCAATCTTCTATGATTCAAACAATACAACATATCGTATTGATGGTAATGGTACATCACGTCTATTAACTTTACAGGTTGATAACGTAATTCAGGGTAGTGTAAATGGTTACTCTGAACGGATGCTACGTAGAGATAATCGTATTATTGAACCAAACGAAGATCCATCTGGTTATTTGCGTTTTGGTTTCACATCATGGGCTAATAATAACACATCACCTTGGGCCGATTACTTACACTTAAGATCATACACTGATTCTTCAGGTGGATCAGATAACTTGCTTATGTTCAAGAAATCTGGTCATGGAATGCGTCTATGGCAGCAGTCTTGGAACTCAGGAACTGCGTATTCTAACTATCGCAACGTTGCGTTATATGATGTTAACCCAGATGGTGGCGGTAACGATTTGTATGCTGCTATTTACTATGATGAAGATAACACAGCTCGTTATATGAATCCAGGTGGTACATCACAAATTAACCAGCTACGTATTAATGGTGGTAACGAACTCAGATTATATACTTCAAATGGTAACCTTCGTGGATATATTCAAGCTACAGACACTAACGATGCTCACTTAAAGATTGCTACATCTGGTGGCGAAGACATCGCATTCTATGATGGTGGTCTAAGCGGTGATAGAAACTTCTTGATTCGTGGTGATGGTAATACATTCACAACAGGTACTCATTACGCTCAAAGATTTACAGATAGCAACGACGGTAACTATTATGGTGACTTTGCTTCAACATCTGTAATGAATACGATTGATAACCGTGGTGAAATTTATAACGATGGTTGGTTCCGTAACGATACTGGTGGTAGAGGTCTATACAATACCGCATACGCGATGCATTGGTATGCAACTTCTACTGAGCGTTGGAGAGCGTACTCTACTGCAAACGTAGTCAGTATTGATATGCACACATCTGGTAACAACAGACGTGGTAGATTCTATGCTAATAACAGCAACCAGATTGGTATTCTATCTCAAGATGACGGTTGGGCGCTTAGATGTACTAATAGTGAAGTACGTTCGTATCATAACTTCTACGCTCCAATTATGTACGATACAAATGATACTAACTACTATATAGATCCTAACAGTACATCAAGACTCAACCTTGTACGCGCAAACTACTTTACAAACGACGGCTCAGTTTCTTCAAATGACAGCTTTGGTATTTACTGGTCAAGTGATAGATCTACAGCATATGCTATCTATCGTGAAGGAGGTGGTTGGTCTAATCCGTATCCAGATCTAAGGATTGCATTCCACACTGGTCTTAAGTTTGGTGCAAACGCTTCTTACAATGGTATGCGTTTCTATACTGACTATAATATGTCTGGTCAGGTTATGTCGATTAACAACGCTTCTGATGCACTTGGTGGCAGTAACGTTTATGTTAACAATAACCTACAAGCTGGTTCATCGTTAAGAGCGCCGATCTTCTATGACTCAAATGATACTGGTTATTACATGAATCCGGCTTCCACAAACAGCTCTCGTTTCTTAGGTGTGAACAACCGTACAATGGCTTACATGGCATTGCCAGGTCATACAAGAAACTCAGGTGAGTACTACAGAGCACGCCCAAGACAGACTGGTGATACAAACTATTGGACTGGTGCTATGGGCTGGGGCACCCAGGATATGAACGTCGTAGGTACATGGGGTTCAGGATTTATTGATTCTTGGGGAAACCCAAACAACCAGCCTTCAGGTACATCTCACTGGGTTGGTTGTCAGGCATACCACTATCGTAACTCTAATACTTCTGGTTATGGTTGGCAGATGGTTGGTGGTCCAATTGAGAACTTGAGATTCCGTTCTTCTTGGTCTGGTTGGAGATCATGGCGTACAATACCAGTGCTTGGTGTTAATAATAATAACAACGCTGCAATGTATGCTAATATCTATTATGATACAGATAATACTGGTTACTACTGTGATCCATCTAGTGCTTCTAACTTTGCTACTTCTGTAAGAGCTAACGAGTTCTACGCCCGTAACTGGTTCCGTAATGATAATGAAGATGAGGGTTTATATAACCAAGCAACTGGTTGTCACTTCTATTCAGAGCAAGCCCAGTATTGGGCTGTGACCGGCAATAACAACAGTTCAAGTATCAGTATAAGAATGAGGTCAAATTACGATGGTACTATTCGTATGTGGTTGTATGGTTCTGGAGCATGGGGTGGTTTCCTTAATAGAGCCGGCTCTTGGAAATTACGATATCGCCAGGAAGACGGATATTCACCAACTTGGAGATTTGAAGAGGGCGGTGACGAAACCTGGACTGGTAACGTTGGTAACGATGTTGGTAAGCTTGAATATCACTCAAACCGTTTCTATATGGAAGTCGGCGGCAACTCTAACCGTATTTGCCAATTCCGCGTAAATGGGTCGAACAAATCTTATGTTGCAAATGATGGTGTTTATCATGGTACTGCAACATCAGCTCGCTGGGCTGACTTGGCGGAACGTTATACTGCTGATGAAATCTATGAGCCAGGTACTTTAATGGGTATCGATTTAGATGGTGATTCTGAGATTACAGTTTGGCGTGAAGGTTTGCCAGTAGCTGGTATCATCTCGACTAATCCTGGTGTCAAAATGAATGACATGGGCATCGAGAATATGAAATCTAAAAAATCAAAATTGAATCCATTTATTGCTTTAAAAGGTCGTATTCCAGCATTTGTATCTGGTGAAGATGGCGCAGTCAAAAAAGGTATGTGGCTAATTCCGGATCCAGAAGCTGTTGGTAAATGTAAAGGTGTACCATACGGAACTTCTGGTATTGGAAGCCATGAAATTCTTGGTATTGCTCTATGTGATTCTAAAGACGGAGAAGTAGAAGTTAAAGTTTAAAATAACTCTAATAGTTCGCCACATGTTCCTTCAATAACAGGAATATTCCAGTGATCTATAATTTCTTTATAACGTTTATCCCAAAGGGGTTGTAGTTCAGAACTGGCTGCAGCCCCTTTTCTTACACTATCTTCTACTAATTCATATTCTGGATTATGGCGTACAAAGTACACTTCATCAAAATCAGCTGCTTGCATTACTGCTAATTCTTTATATTGAGGATCTAGCATTCTGTCAATTAATCCAAGCTTAAATGCGCATTCATTAAATACAACATAATCTAGAGGAAGTCTTTTAGTAATAAAAACATCACAACTATATTGATGTTCTAGCATTTGACTCCAATGCCTATGATACAACCAGCTACAAGAATAATAATTACCGCCTATTTCTTTTTCTAAAATTTCACCGGTCATAAACATAGTAGAGCGAACTGTTTCTGGCATATACGTGACATTCACACCACGCTCTTTAAATTTTTCGCGTTCTAAAAGTTTAATACAAATAGTGTTTTTACCGACACCATGCGCACCTACCACTGCGATTGTTTTGTTTGATTTAGCCAAGGTCTTCCTCCTTATCATAAATTGAATATTGTGAAATATCTGTTGTAATTAAAGTTTTTCTATCAAATTCTACGCCAAAATAAGTAAGCCTAGAAATTTGTCCTGGTGGATTTTTAGATCCCCACCACTTATGAACAAGTTCTGGATTGTCATGTAAGAAATATATTTTTGCTAATTGAGCATCTGGATAATATATTCCAATTCCAGATTTAAGGGGATCTAATCTTGCGCCAACGGGTAACGATGGCAAAGGATGTTTAGATAAATCCTGATCATATATTTTTAAAATTTCAGATCCGTCTGCACACAATTCAAGCGCATAATAATCACAAAAGACATGATTATCTACACCAAAAAAAGCGCATATAGTTGCAGGCGGCGCTCCATTATATGTAATATTAATACTAGTATCTGAAATACCAACTAATTCAATATTTTCTAATGACAAATAAGGTCTATCTTTTTTCAAAGATTTTAAATCTTTAAAATCATCTGGTCTATGAAAATGCGTATCTTCGCCTTTACTTGACCATTTACTTTCAATCATAACTGCATCTCTTCATCATAATAATTTCTTACTTCAGATACCATAGCTCCGTCTTCTATATAACGCACTGCTGAAAGTATTTCGTCATATACTTCTTCTGCTTGGCTGTATGGTAAAAAATATGGATCGCCTGGAAGCAAATCTGGGTCATTTAAAACTTCTTCAAAGTCCTCTTCAAAGTCTTCTGATATCCAATACGCATAACATATAGCAACAAAATAGGATTTACCAGGATATATCCATTCATCTACTTCTTCATCCCAATGACGCAAAGCGTCTTCCACAATTGTTTCTGGGCGCCAAACAATATCTACTTTATTTAAATCATCGGTTAAAGATTCGTTTAATCTTCTATAGACTTCTTGTCTTACTTTCCATTCTTTCAAGTTCTGCCACCTTCCTATGTACTTCAAATTCAGTTGTTAAATAATCTACTTCTATATCCACAAAATCTAATTCTCTTTTAAATCCTATTCCTTGAGCTACAGAATACCAATTAAATGGATGCCAAGGATAAATTTGCTTACGCTCTAAGACATCATCTTGTGTATACTGTTGATATATATCTTTCCAGAACTGTCCTTGTTTTTCAGGTATAGAATAATGAAATAAAACAAATCTTTTTATTTCTTCTACAATTTGCTGCAGTCTTGTTTCTAATTCATCGATACTATTATTTTCAATAGCTTTATCAAATTCTTTAGCCATGATAACAGTAAGTTCAATATTTGTAGCCTCTAAAGGTTCGATAAAATGAGCAGACAATCCAATTGAGCATAAGTTTTTTGTAGCTATAGTTTCTAAAACTCCTGGTTCAAAATGAACGTCGCCATTAATTATAACATCACCTCTTTTTGCTTTAATTTCTGCAAGAGCTTCTTCTCGTGTGCAATGTTTAGATGAATATACATATCCATGATTCATTTTATCTTGTAATGGAATAGACCATTCCCATCCACAATTCATAGCATGCGCGTTTGTATAGTAAGTTTTTGGCTTTGCTTCAGTACTAAATGTAATTGCAGAATCTAATGGAGTTACATCTTTCCAAGATTGCCATTTAATTCCTAAATGATTACTTAAAATTCTTTTACCGCCAGTACAATCAATATAATAATCTGCGACATGGCCGTTTACACTTGTAATACCAAAATCGTTTGATTGCACGTCATTAACATGGTCGTAAATGTGTACAATTTTATTTTCAAGGAATTTTTTAAAAAATTCTGGAACTTTACTAGCTTCCCAATGTAAAGCTGTGTCCCACCAAAACTCTTCATCTGTTCCAAAAACTGGATCTATTCCTTTTTGGGCCATATGAGTATATGGACTTAGTGATATAACATCTTTGCCAGATCTATGGCAGTCTGCTAAAAAGTCATTACATTCTGCGACACCAAAGATTTTTTCTAAAAAATTTTCTCCGAATGCATGAAAGTAATCTTTAGAGCTCCAATTAGAAAAGTTTACACCATATTTAGGTGTAGCATTTGTATGCTTAACAAAATCATTAATATCAACACCACCTTGCCGCAAAGCATCCATTACCGTTTCTGTAGTTGACTCTCCTACACCAATAATAGGTACACTCGGTGATTCAATCATCATAACATCGTATTTTTGATAAAGAACTAATGCGGTCATCCAACCCGCAGTACCACCACCAACAATCAATATTTTTTTTCTTGCCATTCTAAAAGTCCTCTATAGCCGTTACAGCCATTATCTAAATCTTTAACATATCTATAATGTTCAGTCAAGCATTTCCCATACCACTTACATTCTCTACATATATCAGAGACATTTTTTATCGGTTCTTCATCTGCCCATTTAAGATAATCTTTAAAAGTATCTAATTCTAAAAAGTATTCATTATCATTTTTATCAAATTCGAGCACAGCAAACTTGCCGTTTGGATTTATATATACATGGTCATTACTAAATGCGTCATAATTTCCAGATAAAGATTCATGAATACGATGCCTATTTTCAAACTCAAACGGTAGATCGCGGTTTAACCAATCAGCAACAAACAATTCGAAGTCTTTATGAGTTACGTTATGCGCGTTTGCTTGGTTTGTAGAATACGGTTTAATTTCTACCGAACGTATATTTGAAAGCATTGAAAGTTGTTGAATCATTTGCCCAACGTCCATATTTATGACTTTAGGGCTAGCAAGAATAAGCACAGAAATAGGAACCGGACTTACAAGCATATTCGCAAATACTAGATCAGATCTTTCACGAGCTTCAAAATCAAATGATACAGATAGTGAAATATCATTGTCATGCATATAGCTTTTTGGAGAAGCATAATTAGTTACAATGTTTATTTCGCCTTGGTAATGTTTACGAATAATTCTTTTTAAATCATAAAAATACTCATCATTTAAAGTACTAATCTCACCGCCATATAAATCAATATATCTGATAGGCTGATAATTAGAAATTTCAAGCAGTCTTTGATCTAACAATTCTAAATCAATTTTATTTTTATCTGCCAATTGTTCTGAAGTGAGATAACAAAAATCACATCTAAAATTACATAGATATGTTGGATTCAAAGATATAATCATAATAATTTGGTGCCTTTATAATGACCCAATTTTAATTTGTTTTGAGACCAAAGAGAACTAAAGCCAAGCGTTGCGATAATTGTATATCGAGTTTTATCTGCTTTTAACTGAGTTACTCTATGAACAAAAGATGGATCATTGTTATTTAATATTACCACACTATTTCGATTAGGTACATACTTTTGTGTAACTTTTACGTTTTTTGTTAAAATATTATCTAAAGAAGATTGAGGATCCCAATGAGGCATAGGGTCTCCGTTTCGATATAAATTATCAGGTCTACCAACTAAAAAATGACCGCCATCTTTTTCCTCAAAATCATCCATGTTTGGATAACAAAGAATTTGTAATAAAGTTCCATCGAAGCCATCAAAGTGCCAAGGCATCTCCCCGGTTTGGTCTACCTTATTAATGTTTACATGTATTTCATCAAAATCTCCGTAAACATGCCTCCAATAATCAAAATATTCTGATTTAACAACTTCTTGGAAAAATTCTAAATAAGGCTGCTTTCCTTTAACATAAACATCTAAATCTCTTTCATGATATTCTCTATCCCAAATTGGATTTTGAATTGCGCCATCACCGACAAAGGTTTCAGCCATTAGCAATCCATAAAGCATAGCATTAAATGACGAATCAACCTCTACGATATCGGCGCCTTTTAAATATAGATCGTTAAAATTTGGACTTCTATTTAGCATAATTAATCGACAACACTAATCTTGCTTCTTTACCCAAAACGGGCGAAGAACTATGCCAATGCATTCCATCAAAAATAAACATTCTATTCTTTTTTGGTGTACATCGGAATTTAACAGTAAAATCTTCGGGTTGATAACTATCATATTTTGGGTCATTTCCATATTCTTCGAATACGTTTGTAACAGCATCACTATCTGTTAAATAATAAAGTTGAGTAATATGTTCTATTGATTGCTGATCAATATGAGGTTTATGTAGTTTAGACGGACCTACATTCACTATAAATCCGCATCTGATTCTCACTAATTTTTCTTTATTTAAAATAAGAGGTTTTAATAATCTATAAGCATGCTTATCCTTAATGTCCGCTATAGTATTGCTAATATTGCATGTAAAACCCCATGAAGCCGGTTTGTATTCAGGCTGATCAGTACGGTTAACATTATCATTAATTCCAGGCATAAAACGCCATATTGGTATTTCTGAAGTAAAATAATGATGAATTTTCTTATAATCAATATTCGAAAGGGCATTATCCGTTATTTGCATCGATAATCCTTGGAGCTAATTGTTTCATTAATGTGCAGTGTTCTTCAACCATATTATGTCGTTTAGTATCTTTGACTGTTTTCTTGCATCCATTACAAATTTGGAACATTGGACATGTATAGCATCCGTCATGCATTGTTTGTATTTCGAGATCTTCTTGCAATGGTCTAAAAAATTCGCCATTCATTTCTCGATTAAAATCAATAGAATATTCTCTATCGTCTCCCATAGCACCGCATGAGTAATAGTCGCCGCTAGGTTGCAGTGCTCTAATTGTATCATCACAATTTCTATTTTGTGGACACATTAAAGCTTCATTGCGTAGACGTTTAATCATTTGCTTAGTATTAAATTCCCAGTCGGTTAAACCAGCTTCATAAACATCTAAATATAATTTATACATTTTAGATAATTGATATGGGCGAGATTGAATACCTGATGCCATAGCATAATTTAATTTGCATTCAACACCCATCTTTTTTGCAAGCCTTACATTATCTAAAGCTGTATCTTCGTTTGCTTCGTCAATTACTGAAATAAAATCGGGTCTATAACCGACGAGTTCTAACATTTTATCTGATACGGCCCAGAAATCTTCTTCAGTAAATACTGAATAATCACCTTTAAGTCTAGAATCACCATAATGAAAGCTTGTTGTAATTCCCATTCGTGGATGTGTAAAAATATCTATCCACTTTTCAGGATTCTTATAAAAAGGCCATAGGTTTGTAGTAAAAGAAACGGTTGTTTGATAATTAAAAATTTCAATATGATCTAACAATTTTCGATAATACTTAGGATCCATCATTAATGGATCGCCGCCATTTACAATAATTGTATTGGTGTTTGGAAATCTTTTTAGAAATTTGAAAATATAGCTTAAACCCAACTGATCTTTTATGTCATCAGCAATCGATGTACTTGAACAAAAAGTACATTTAAAATTGCAACGTTCAGTTGGTTTAATAATTAATTCCATAAAGAAAAGCCTGCGTTAATTGTATATCTATTTACATTATCATTTGTTAGTTTTGCAACAGAATGCACAAACCTTGGATTCATATTATTTAACAATATAATCTTACCATTAGCAGGATAAGCCGTGTGTTTAAGCTCAATATTTTCTTGCTGCCAATCTCTTTCGCCAAGAGATAAGTATGATTGCCATTCTTTTTTCCAGTTTTGTTCTTCAGTAAAGTAAATTAAGAATCCAATATCGTGATCTTCAACTCCATCCCAATGCCATCCTAGATCGTCTGAGCCATTCCATACATCGACGAATTTAAGTTTATAATTATATCCGCACACGTTTTGAAACCATTCATGATAATAACCTTCATTAAATAACTCTTCAATTACCATTCTATATGTTTCAGGAATAAGCTCTAAAGATTTTTGATTAATTTCTTGCTCATCTCTACGCTCATATTTTTGTCGATATAGTTGAGCTTCACCACCTTGATTAATACTCCAATCTGGAATTGCTTTATAAACCGGATGATCAATCCAATTCTCACTGAGTAGTTGTCCCCAGATCATAGCTTTTAAATGTGAAGGCATTTCCCATTCATCATATCCGTCCTTATAAAATTGATTTACATTCATATCGATGTTGCTCCTAAATATGAATCCCCAGTACTTATACTCGCAAGCTGTATCTCACTTACGCTTGCTTCTCTTATTATGCCTCTAAATGGCGCAGCTGTATGATAAACGTAAGATGGAAATATCACAGTCATTCCAGTTTCTGGCTGAATAATGTAAGGAGCAAACTCAGATCCAAACTCTTGTGGAAATCCTCTATTTGCGTTTACTCTTGGATCATGAAGAATTAATTCACCACCTTCACCAGAAATGTGATTATAATATATTGAAGTAAAATGAGAGTGACCATGATTATGCGGAGACATCCAATAGCCTGAGCCTGGAGTTGTTTTCCATTCTCGTATGTCGTATTTAAAATCGTTTAAATCAAGCTTATAATGATCTTTTAAAAAATCTTTATATCTTTCGAATGGATCTTGATATCCATTATTGAATACTTGTATTGGAGTGGACCACATCATAAACCTCACTTAACCAGCATGCTTCTTGTGTTCTAAAACTTTGCATATGGTTTGACAAAAAACATCCCATAGAACAGTATTGAAAATGTGGGCATTCAAGACAATTATATTGCTTGAACCATTCTTGTTCCATTTCGATTTTTGTTGCCGTTACATTTTTAAAATTATTCAACAGTATAGTACAGGCGCCAAATGAATTGTTTGGCATAATTGTTATTGTATCCATGCAGCTCATTTGCTTTTTTACTTTATTTGTATAATCAGCAAATGGTAAAGCTTTAGGATAATGCTCAAGCATATAAATCATAAAGTCGCGCAGTTGAATATCATTTGGAATAAACAACTTCATATTTTTCTCTGGTGTATAATAATCAAAATATATATCGAAGTTGTCGTAAAGATAATCAAAAAACTCTACGTCGCCATTCATGAACTTATTTATAGTTGGTCTAGTCATAATCACATTAGCAGACTTAATAAAGTCTTTGTAGTGCTTCACATTATCTTGAAATATTTTAAAATTCTTTTTATTAAATCTTGCTGCTGGATCAAAGCTTGTAAGTAACGTAGGATTAGATTGATAAAGAAAGTTATCTAATCTTTCTCTATTATCAAAGACCATATTACTTGTAAAACAAATTTCAAGACTAATATTTTGTTGATGCGCCCATGTATTTAATTCATGGCATAAGATTACATAATCATCAAATACTGTATCAGGCAAACCATCAGCAAATACTTCGCCTCCCATAAAGTGCACACTATAATGGTCCTTTGGAGTTTTTTGGATAATATTCTGTACAACCTGTATTTTTTCTAAAATTGTATCTATGCCTTCAAGACTATTATGATCTTGATTACAAAACGTACAGCTGAGATTGCAATATTCAAATAACGTAACAATGATCTCACCATCTTGAGATCTTTTATTTTGTTTCGTTATTATATCTACGTTTTGTGTGGGAATTATACTAGACAACATTATCAAATACCATATTACATACTAAACTATATCTCGTTTCTTTTCCGAGGTATGGAGTAACTTCATGCCAAATATAATAAGGAGCTACAACCATTAAACCAGTTTTAGGTTCTATTTCTATATATGCTTCTTTGGTAAATGATTTTTTATTTAAGAATCGTGGATCATATAATCTAAGCTTACCGCCTTCTTCAGAGTCATTTAGATAATATACACCAAAGGCATCAATCACATCATGAGTATGGCATGATTTAAAATCGCCAAACTTCATAGGATTGATAATATTCATAGAATCTATATTATAAGAAGATGATTCTTCGTACTGCTCACAAAGCGCATTAAATCCTTCAGTAAAGTAAGACTTAATTGTGAGCATATTATCTGTTTGCCACAAGTCAATATTATAATCAGCCACCGGCTCAGGAACCGTGGCTGATATTGCTTTAGTTGTATTTAAAACGTCTTGATTGAAATTATCGCTATTTACAAATTGTTTAATCCATATCGAAGACTCATAGCAATTTTGAATCATAAACTAAATAAGCCTAACTCACTATCATCGTTGTTTTTAAGTTTATAAATGTAACTTAAAAATAAAGAATTTACCTTAATTCTATCTTCAGATTCAAATACTGATGGACCTAAATGATTTCTATCATTATCTAATATTGTAGTAATATCAGCAGTTGTAAAGTTTTGTAATGCGGTATTATTATATACGAAATTCATCATATCATCTGTAAGAGCTTCTTCGATTGGAGTATTATTTGCGGTAACCGCTTGCAAAATATTTGTACGTATTGTACTAAATTGAATATTTGGGTGACGAGCAAGATAATCAGGAGATGAGAATTTATCGTCATCATCAAATAACCATCGGGTTTTATCATTAGTATCTCGAAGATCCATTAAATCTGTATTAGCATCAACTGACGACAATCCTAATACTGTTTGAGACCATCCTCTAAATAGATTACTAAATAACGATGACTTAAGAAACTGTACTTCTTCATTAATACGCTGTGACATAAGCTTATACATTTTTTCGCCAAGAGAAACATCGTATGTTTGATCGCCGTTTAATCTATTTGCAATCATCCATTCAATTCCAATTTTTTGCTTGGCATTAGTTCTAAATGTATTATAATCTGCGTCAGGTAAATCTAAAGTTGTTGCATCAAATACTTCTAAAAATTGAGTCTTTGTTCTAGGCACCCATGCATCTGCATTTGCTTGCTGTACTGCATCATATCCTTCAACTCCCCATATAAAAGAAGTTGTATTAAGTAGTTGACTATTTGTTCTAAATATGTTATAAGTTTTCCATACTACTTCCCTTGGCATATTTGGAAAGAATATTTTTAAGAATTTAGAAAAGAGTTGGTCGTAAGCAACAGTATCTACGTGTATATTAAGGCGTCCTTTATCTAATAATGCTTGAAAAAACGCTAGATCATTTGGGTAGGGAGTATCAATTTCTCGCAAAGGATCTTGTCCTTCAGGCATTGCAGGAGATGTAAAACCGGGAAATAGTTGCTCATATAACTGCACCCTGTGCATTTCATTACCCATGTTTGAATGCACCAGCTCAAGCGCATCCCAGTTTAGAATTGATAAATTAGGGCTGATAGTTAAATTATCAACGTTGTTGTCAAGTAAAAAATCGTACTTAACATAAACTCTATCAAAAAGCAGAAACATTTTCGTATCCTTTTTCTATAGCACGGGTGAAATCACCGTGTTTTATTTCTCCGGTTGATATTCCCCATGCCATAATTGCCATTGTGTTTTCCTCTGTTTGCCAATAATAAAATATATTAGCTCCTTTAAACATAGGCTCGTTAAATTGTTTTTCAAAATAATATACATCTAAGTCTTGATTTGTTAACAAAACCTGAGTATCTTCGTATTTAAATAATTGCACAAAATTCACGCCACAATAATCATAATCATCTATAGTTTCAAATTCTTCTTTTACCTTATCTTTAAAATCTTCAATCGAATATATGGCATACACTGAACAGCTTGCTAGCATAACAAGCCACTTATGAATTATTTCTTTATTTTTTTCGCAAAAAATCTCTATTTCTTTTTCGTCTAAAATATCTTGAACGTCATATCGACGCACAAAATCATATATGGCTGCGTTATGTAATATTTTAAGTACGCATACTTCAAGTTCATTGCTGTTAATTATGAGATTTGAATTCATATAATCTCTTACTAAAGACATTTTATCTTCTAAAGAAACATTATCAAAACCTGTAAGTTTGCATGGCACATCTAAATTGCTTAGATACGTAATAATCTTATCACCCTTTAAAAGACTTTTTTCATAGTCAATATTAAAAACGATACTATCATCACTAAAATACTCCTTAAGTAATTCAATAGGAATAGGAGCCACTGTATCTCTTGTATTCATTATCTTCTTCCTCTTGAGCCGTGACAGCTATAGTGACAGCTGTAATGGCAGACAGTTTGTTCTCTATATACTGCGTCATCTCGAATAGTTCTATAAGCGCCGCGAAGTCTAGCAAGATAGTGCTCCATACCAGTTTGTGCAGAATCTGAGCCGATAGTAATGAGATTTCCATTATTTGAAGGCCCTTGTGGTGGAATGGCAGGATCTGTAACATCTACTCTTTGACCAGTTTCTTGGTATGCTTTTTGTGTGTCATCAAATGTTCCCTGCTGGGTGCCTTGGGAATTAAATAATTGAACCGCGCGCATATTTCTTAGATGAGTCCACTGTGTTGTGCCAGTCACTAGCGCGTTTCGCGTGGCTGTTGCCTCAATAAGTGTTCCACTAATATTGCTGTCTGAAACGTAAGAGTCTTTTGCAGGTGGGCTAGCAATATCTCCTCCAAACCAATCGTCTGGAGCAGTACTGAAAGGCTTAGCGTCTAATCCCCACACAAGACCACCTCTTGCGTCGTCAGCGACATAATCTTCCCATCTGTCAATAACATTAGACTTTCTAACATTATTATTTAAAGATACCATTTTTAAGCTCCAATTCTAAGTATATGTACATTATTTATATCCTTCAGATGCTGCATTAAACTCTTAGGAGACGGGCATATTTCACCTTCCCACTCTAATTGATGACAATCTGATCCACATACATCAAATACCGGACAAGAAAAGCATGCAGGATTTCTATTTAATTCTTTAATTATAATATCACATCGGCCAGTAGATTTCATTACTTCTTTTGCGGGAGTATCGATATGCCCGTATGCTTTATGAGGAGCAGTATTAGGACATCCAGCTATACTACCATCTGCATTAATTGTCAATAGTTTTTGTTCGCAATCTCTACACCAAGTACCACGAGATGGATTATTATCTTCAAATTTAGCGTAAATGTTTTCCATAATTACATGAAAAATAGAATCTCTACTTTCGATTTGATTATGATATCTCATAAACCATTTATCTAATTCAATGTTAGATGGCCACATTTTTCCTTTAGCGTTACCATCCATAGTAATACGCTCAAAATCTAGTTCTTTAACACCAAGAGATTCCATATAAGAAACAATATCTCTTGGTTCCATATTAATTACATCTTTACTTAAACTCACAAAACATTTAATTGTATAGCCGCGTTCAACTAGCAGTTTTACGTTATCTTCCCATAGTTTTCTTTGCCTATCATTTGTAAAACGTATAGTAGGATCCCAAGACGTTCCAATTCTCTTATTTAAGACGTCGTCAAAAAACTCAAGTTTTTCATCTGTAAGTTTGTACACCAAATTTGTTGTCATACCATAATCGACACCTTCACCCTTTGTAAGTTCAACAAATTTGCGCATAGATTCGACGGAGGCAAGCATAGGCTCACCCCCGTGAAATTCGTAAAAAATTGTATCTCTGTCTAGCTGATTCACCCAATTGGCAGTACGAACTGGATCAAAATAAATTTTTGCTCCATTAATGCCAGAAGTAAAACAGTGAGAACAGTTTAAATTACAAGTCTCTGTCGTTTTAACGTAAACGCTCAAGTGACGCTGTGTCGCCAATCCCATGTGATGCCATTAATGCCTTTTCATAATTTAATGCTTTGTGCATTGTTCCCTTTGATATAATCAACTTATCACCCGGTTGCAATGCAATTTCTTTACCGTCTACTTCCATATTTTTAATTCCATCTTTACATTCGATAATAACATCTACATCGTCAGTATGTTCAGGAAATGTTGGACCATTTTTTGGATTATAGAAAGCATGAATTGTTCTATCATCGAACTCCCAATAGCGCTCCATTTGCTCTACTTTAATAGTGACTACACCTTGAGCTAAATGGCTAGACATCAAAGCGTTGTATTCTATAAAGTCGTTTGCTTCTATATAGTGCTGCAATTGTTGATGATCGATAATAGAGACGTCATGATTTTGATAACAAGCTTCGGATAACAAGTAAGCTTCAAATTGGTCAAATGTCATTCTAATCCTATCTTAATAATCTATATTTATAGTAACACATTCAGATGAAAATGTCAACTGTAAAAATCCTATAAATAGGTTTATATATGATGAGGTGAAATATGAAAATGGATGCTTTATGGCCGACTATGTTTGGCTCTGGTAATTTTGAAGTAGAAGGCTTAGTCGAATATATTTTTTCTAACTATGATTTAAGCTCAAGACCCGGCGTAGATGGAAACAGTATTTTTGCTGATAAACATTCCACAATGGAAAAGTTTAAAAAAGTAGTTTATAATAAATTTGATGAATATCTTATAAATACAATTGGTAAAAGAATTTCAGATTATGATAGTTATGAGATGAAAGCTTGGATTACCGGACATGGTAAGTACTATAGTATGTCAAATCATAATCATTCTGGTTCTCAATTGTCTGGAGTATTTTACATTATGGTAGAAGAAAAAGACGTAGGAGGCGAAATAGTATTTTCAGATCCTAGATCGAATTGTAATAGAGGATATGATGATTGGTTTTTTTCTTTGTTTCAAAACCATATTCATGTGCCAAAAACTGGTGACTATATGATATTTCCAAGCTTTGCATATCATTGCGTAAATCCTTATCTTTCTAGCCTTAGAATTTGTATACCGGTCGATTTATATTTGCATAGACAGTAAATATATAAATAGACTTACATGAACCTACAACTTAGTTAACTAAACGGAGAAAAAATAATGGCTCTTACATTATCATACGAAGTTACTAATCTTAGAGTAAAAGATGAAGTAAATTCAGAAGGCGTTACTTTGCCAAACGCAGTATGCCAAACTTATTGGAAAGTCACAGGAACGGACTCAGACGGAAACACAGGTGAATTTTCTGGAGCAACACCATTTTCAGCAGCTACCGTATCAGAAGGAGCATTCGTAGCTTTTGAAGATCTAGTTGAAGAAACTGTTATTGGGTGGATTCAAGCTGTAGTAGATGGTGATGCTAGTTATAAGGCTCACATCGAAGAGCAAATTCAGCGCATGATCCAGCAAGACCTTATTCAAGATCGCGCGATGCCTTGGGCACCTGATGACGTTACACCAACTCTTCCTGAAGATGCACCAGCAGCAGACGATCCAGCACCAGCTGGTGAATAATAAAGGAAACGCACCGTGACTTATACTTGGCAAATAATGAAGCTCGATTTGCAAGACGAGCTGAATCACGAGGGAACTCTCTTAGAAAACTCTATTGTGAGTATTAAGTGGAAACGCATTGTCGAAGACACGGATGGAACAATTGCTAGTTATGTAGGTAATACTAAGTTGTCGGCTGCTAACACAGCGGCCGCTGACTTTGTTGCTTTAATTGACGTAACTAATGCGATGGCTCTTGAGTGGGTGACAAACAGCGTAAGCTCAAAAGACCTCGAAAGAATTAATGAACAACTTGCAACTAAACTTGAAAGAAACAGAACTCGCACCGTGAAGCCGAGCTGGTAAGATATATAGTATTATATCACTGTTTTATATTATGGAGGTGACATGCACGATTTGCATATGGGTGGTCTTGCGACCTACGCTTTAAAAAGAGGCGGATCGCTACATCCTATTTTATTACCAAAATCTGTTTTAGGTAATGAAACAGGAATTATGAATCCATCTATCTTTATACATGATGGAAAGATTCTTATAAACGTTAGACACGTAAACTATATTCTCTATCATAGTGAAGGAAAAAAGTTCCCCCATCAGTGGGGACCGCTTGTCTATATTCATCCTGAAAACGACGTAACACTTAGAACTCACAATGTAATGTGTGAACTTGACGGGAACTTAAATCTCGTCAGTGCCGGACGTGTTAACATGAAATTAGATACTGATCCAACTTGGAATTTTATTGGATTAGAAGATGCTCGTTTATTCGAGTGGGATGGTAAATTGTACCTTTGTGGAGTTCGTAGAGATTGCTATGATGATAAAGGTAAAGGAAGAATGGAGCTTTGTCATATAGAGTTTAATGAAGAAGCTCAAGAATGGCAGGAACTTTCTCGACATCCAATTCCCGCACCAGGAAATGACGGAAGCTATTGTGAAAAGAATTGGATGCCTATTTTGGATATGCCATATCATTTTGTTAAATGGTGTAACCCAACTCAAGTTGTTCAATTTGACATTGAAGAAGGCACAACAACTGAAGTCTTTGTAGATGAAGGTGAACGTAAACCTTTCGCAAAAGACTTTAGAGGCGGTTCTCAAGTTCTACGAATTAATGATAATCAGCGCATGGCTTTTATTCATGAAACAAATCTTCTTAGAGATCCATTCGGTCGTAAAGATGGTGATTATGGCCACCGTGTCATAATTTGGGATAATGATTGGAATTTAATTCATGCTTCACGCAAGTTTCATTTTCTTGGTACATATTGGGATCATGTAACAAACACAGATTATAACATTGAATTTGTGACTGGCATGACGATACTTGGAGATGATATTTTGGTTTCTTTTGGTTTTCAAGACAACGCGAGTTTTATCTTAAGAATTCCCCAAAGTGTGTTTTTGCAATTTTTAACGGATACTGAATAATGAAATTTACAAATATGAATCTTTTAAATGATGTGGTGCTTGACTACCAGAATCCATATAAAATCTATAAGTTAGCACGAGAATACGATCGCTTAGAACAGGGTGCTGGCGCTTTTAGTTGGTATCTTAGAGCTGCTGACATGGCGAATGAGGACGAATACGGTGAGCGTTGGATTCAATATAAGTCTATGATTCTCGGCGCATTCATCTATGATCGTAATGAAAATCGTAATCATAGCACAGAAGGCTTACTTAAAATTGCCATTGAAACAATGCCTGAAAGACCAGAGGCTTACTATTTCTTATCTAAATTTAAACAAGAAAGAGATGATTGGCGAGAAAGCATGATGTATGCTGCTATTGGTATTTCTCATATCGAATCATCAGTATCAGATATTCCAGCGCTTGATCCCCCAGATAATGATTTAAAGTATCCGGGCGAGAATGCTTTGCGTTTATTATATGCAAAAGCTAAGTGGAAAACTGACGGTAGAGACTCTTCAAAGAATTTAGCATTTAATTTAAAATATAAAAATAACTTATCAGCAGAATTAGATGCAGAAGCTACCGAATTATTAGATAAATGGCACGGCTATCCTAGCACATTAACTTATCATCATGTTGACTGGGATATGTATAAATTTAAATTTAATGGAATAGAATCAGTAGACCGCAACTATTCAAGACATTTTCAAGATATGTTTGTATTGTCTTGTTTAGATGGAAAGAAAAATGGTACTTTCATTGAAATAGGATCTGGTCATCCTAAGCTTTACAATAATACAAAATTGCTTGAAGAAAAGTTTAATTGGAAAGGTATATCTCTAGATAATAGCGAACGTATGTGTCATATATTTTCTAGAGAAAGAAAGACACCGGTTATTTTAGCTGATGGCGCAAATCAAGATTACACAGCGTTGTTTAAACAAAATTGCTTTGAACAACAAATTGACTTTTTAAGAATTAATGCAGAACACGCATCTTTAGATTGTTTAAAGAACATTCCATTTGATAAACACGAATTTAATGTAATACAATTTCAGCACAATGCTATTTGGTGGGGTGAAGAGTTTAGAGACGAATCAAGAAAGATACTTAAGCAAATTGGATATATATTATTAGTACCAAATGTTGCTGTTGATCCCAAGTCTCCTTATGAAGATTGGTGGGTTCATCCAAATATTGCAAATAATAATCCACAAATGAAAACTGCAAATCAAGTAAACTTTGCTTGGGATTATATGATGGGAGAAGTTTAATGGGAATGAGAGTTGTTATTGTTACAGGAGGATTCGATCCTCTACATTCTGGACATATTGCTTATTTTAATGCAGCAAAAGAACTTGGTGATATTCTTTGTGTAGGTGTAAATAGTGATGCATGGTTAACTCGTAAAAAAGGTAAGCCATTTATGCCTTGGGAGGAACGTAAAGATATTGTCCATAATATTAAATCAGTAGGTTATGCCTTTGATTTTAATGACGATGATGATTCAGCCATTGATGCTATTCGGCATATTAAAGAGTATTTTCCCAATAATTCTGAAATCATTTTTGCAAATGGTGGTGATCGCACAAAAGAAAACATACCAGAAATGGTATTTGATGATGTAAACTTTGTGTTTGGCGTAGGAGGAGAGGATAAAAAGAATAGCTCTTCTTGGATTCTATCCGAATGGGATAAACCAACAACAGAGAGATTGTGGGGTAGATACAAAGATCTAGATCAAAATGGACATTGGAAAGTAAAAGAACTTACTATTGATCCTGGTAAATCATTAAGCGATCAAAGACATTTTGCAAGATCTGAGCATTGGCATATTGTTGACGGTAATTTAGAAATGTCTCTTGAATTTAGCAATGGTTATAAAACATCGAAAGTTTACAAATCTGGCGAAAGCATCGACATTCCCAAGAAATCGTGGCATAAAGCGACAAACGTCGGCAACTATCCTTGTAAAGTAATTGAAGTTTGGATGGGTGACATGCTGTCTGAAGATGATATTGAGAGAAGAAACTAATATTATTTTGTAGTAGATAAATCTATTATACCATCGTCCAGATTATTGTCAACTCTTTTTTTATAAATATCTAAAATAATTTGTCTTTAATCAAAGGAGAATAAGATGGCTTTTCAACTATCAACGGATGTAAGAAACGGAACCTTGCAAGCCATTGAAACCACTGTTGGTGCTTCACCTATTTTAACAGTACACTCAGGAGCAGTCCCATCAGATTGCGCTACTGCAAATACCGGTACTGTTCTTGCTACTATGATTTTACCATCCGATTGGTTTAACAATCCAGTAAGCGGCCAAATCACTTTATCTGGCACATGGCAGGATCTTTCTGCAGATGCTTCGGGTACAGCAAGCTATTTCCGTATGCACCAATCTGACGGTACAGTATGTCATATGCAAGGAACAGTGACTGCAACAGGTGCAGGTGGTGATATGCAATTAGATAATACTAATATTGCAACAGGTCAGCAAATCAACATTACTGCATTTACCATTACGGCAGGTGGGGCATAATTTAAAGGACAAGCCCCATGTCTGCTAATGGCGCATTTACATCTACATTAGACTTTAATTTTATTGCTGGTGCTGTAGTATCTGTAAAAGGGCCGTTGTCCGTACAAATTGATACTATTACATCGATCACCGGCGTATTACCTATCTATGGTGAATTACAGCCATATACATTACCACTTATAGGTACGTCTTTAATAGAAACACCCACGCTGTATGCGTCAGCCACCGATTTAAGTACTAGTTTTAGTGTATCTGGTACTATTCAATTTGGTGTACAAAGATATTTAGATGCAAATAATTCTATTGATTTTGCATTAGATACTGTTCCTGGCTATGTAACTACTCATGCCTATGCAGATCTTTTACTTGAATTCCCATCTACTACAAACATTTATGTATTTTCAGAAGGCCCTGTTTCAGTTGCAACGAGCTTTTCATTAGCTGGTAAAGGATTAAACTGGGATACTCATATCTACGATAGATATGGCGCTAATGGAATTAGATTTACGGGCCCAGAATATAATGGTACAAATATTAAAATAGAAAGCAACGGCGTTAAACTTGTAAGCAATGGTATAGGCTTTGCTGAAATTATCTAAAACAAATAAATAAAAGTAAAATCCGGAGAAAACAATGGCTGCAAGCTTCTATATAAAACAAAATGATACTGCACCAACCATTGAAGCTGTTCTTACAGATTCTAATGGCAGAGTCAAATCTATGGCCGACACTTCTACTGTAAAGTTTCATATGAAAAGCGAACAAGGTACTATCTTAGTAGAAAATGGTATCGGTTCTGTCGTTAACGGTGCTAAAGGAATAGTTGCTTACCAATGGCAAAGCGGTGATACTTCAAACACTGGCATTCATAATGCTGAGTTTCAAATTGAATATAATAATGGCCAGATAGAGACTTTCCCAAACACAGGTTACATTCGTGTAATCGTAAAAGATGAGATAGCATAATGGCACAACCACAATCAAGAGAAGAATTTACAGATTACGTTCTCCGAAAAATCGGTGCGCCGGTTATCGAGATCAACGTAGCTGAAGAGCAAATAGATGATCGCATAGATGAGGCTATTTCATATTGGCGTGATTATCATTATAATGGCAGTCAACTTATTTACTTAAAGCATCAAATTACAGAACAAGACAAAGAAAACGGCTACATTACTTTACCACAAAAGCTGTTAGGTATATCAAAAGTATTTCCGTTTGATACATCAATTTCTACTGGCACTGGTATGTTTAATGTTCAATATCAATTTGTATTGAATAATCTAACCGATTTAACAAACTATAATCTTCAACACTACTACATGACAATGCAGCATATTGAGTTTATGCAAGAAATTCTTGTAGGTAAACCTATGATTCGTTACAACAAACATGTGAATAGATTATATGTAGATACGGATATTTCTCACTGGGTAGAAGGTCATTACATTATTATTGAAGCATATGATGTGATTGATCCAGATGCATATTCAGATGTTTGGGAAGATCGTTGGCTGCAAAATTATGCAGCAGTATTGATTAGAGAGCAATGGGGTTTAAATTTAACTAAATTTACAGGAATGCAGCTTGTTGGTGGTGTTCAGTTCAATGGAGAGCAGATCTTAGCCGAAGCAAGAGAAGAAAGAAGAGCAATGGAAGAGGAAGCAGTACAAAATTTACAACCTCTCACATATAACTTTATTGGATAAAATATGGCCACTAGCGCGTACTTTAGAAATTATAATAACTTCAACGAACAGAACTTAATTGATGATTTAGTAATTGAATCGATTAAGATCTATGGTCTTGATGTTACATATATTTCTGGAGAATTTAACAACAGAGACGAAGTCTTCAATGAAGATGATATGCCTTTCTATGACGAGAAGTACGAGTTCGAAGCTTATGTTAAGAATGTAGATGGGTTTGAAGGCGAAGGTGATTTCCTATCCAAGTTTGGTTTAGAAATACGAGACCAAGTTACGTTTACGGTAGCAATACGAACATTTGAAAGATACGTTACTAGAACAAATCAAACTAAGGTTAGACCAAGAGAAAATGATCTCATCTGGCTTCCATTGAATCGAAAAATGTATCGTATTACATATGTTGAGCATGAGAGTGTATTCTATCAGACTGGTAAATTGCAAGTTTATGATATTAAATGCGAGCTTATGGAGTTCTCAAACGAAAGATTCGATACTGGCATCTATGAAATTGACCATTATTTTGATGACGTTAAAACCACATCA